ATGAACGACCGGTTCCTTTTGAAGTTCCTCCCCGGCCTACGGAATAGGCTGGAGGCGTTGAAGGCGCGGACGGGGCATCGCACCTTGACGGGGCTGGTGAACAGTCTGCTCACACAGGCTGTTGAAAAGTTGGAGTTGGAGGCAAAGAAGAAAGGGCTACATTAGCGGCGTTCGTGTGTGGGGGGTTCCCGGCCCAACCCCGTAAGGTTGGACAACCGGGGAGTTCTTTGAAGGTATTGAGGTGGTGCAATGGACGACCCACCATTAGCCCGGTGGGCGTGGACCGAAGCGGTAACCGCCGCGCGGCAAAGGTCTGGTCCGCATAACCCATGCACGAAATCCCGGTTAGGCATGGAACTCCCGTCAAGCGTGGTGGCTCAGGGAGCGGAAGAGGGTACATTGCACCACCTGAATAGACGAACTGGCGCGGCGGCGTGGATGGACACGCTGAACCATGTCAAGCTACGGGCAGAGCGTTATGCCGACCCATGTAATCGTAGCGAGCCGGTATCAAGCCCGGCCAGCGCCAGTTCGTTACCTTCTAACCGTTCATCACAAAGTCCTTGACAACGGCACACGGATAGACTAGTATCGCGCCCGGCCGTGGGTCGGTCATACAGCATCCCGGGGATCTTCCCCAAGGGGGCCGGAACGGTAGACCCACTGCCGACCGGCCCTCGCCGTTTTTACTGGTGCGCGCAAGGCGGCTATCAGGGTGGCATCGGACACCCATCCTCCCCGGAAGTAAGTCCGGGCACCGTAAAAGGCGGCTCCCCTTCGATGGGGCGGGCGCGGCACGTTCTTTCTGACATAGCGGTTAACCGGTCCACCGTGCGGATGCCAGCAACAGAGGCGCCGTGAGATAAAATGACCGACCCGACGGCGTCGCCCCAACAAAAACCTGCTCTGCTAGCCCGCAACAGGTGCCCATGCCCCGCAAGGGGTCTACCGGGGTTGATATGAGATGCGGCCCATCTTCACCGTAGAGGGTACCAATGCAGGGATAGGAAGCATCCCGAAGAGTGCCAAAGGCGGCAATACCCCCTACATGGGCATAGGGCTTACTATGCACAAAAGCGAACAGATGGAACCCAGGTACTACATAGGCTGGAGGCCGAATGAAACGGGCCGTGTTTTTCTGACCTATGGCGAGGCTTTGGCTCATTCGGGTTCCATGCACCGGGTGCTGGTGACCTCGGACCCTGTGCGGGCCGCAAATGCGGCCAAGGGCCATGCGCCGAAGTCTGGGACGCTGGACATGAACAAGGCCGAACGGGATCGGCGGAACAAGGAATGGCGGCGGCGGAACGAAAGCAGGCTGCGGGATGTGCGCCGTAATCATGGGCACGGCTGAGGGCCAGCGGCTTCCGAGTTATGAACAGGCCGGTGTTGAAACAAAAAAGTGGGCGACCGCTTGCGGGATGAAAAACATTTTCAACCTTTGTCCCGTTCAACACACAAACACCCACACAACGATGAGCACGAAGCACACCCCCGGACCTTGGTACTTGGAAGAACACTACCTCACGGTGCAAGTAAACGACGAAGAAGTTGACTTTCATGGCAACCCTATCAAGTTCATCATAGCGCGGGCAAATGATACGGCCAACGCCCGCCTCATCGCCGCCGCGCCGGAGTTGTTGGAGGCGTTGCAAACCCTGACCAAGTGGGCTAACGTGGCCGGATGTGACCGCGAAGAGGGAAGCATCCTTGATAACAATATCAAAGCAGCCCGCGCCGCCATCGCCAAGGCAACCGGAAACACCCTGTGACCATGACACTCAACCAACGCTGGCAGCGCATCCACCACTGGTGTGAGGTGCGCGGCATCAAACAACTGTACGCCTTCTTCCGAGGCTGCGACCCGAGCATGGAGGAACACTACCTTCACATCGGTATGGTGAACCGGGGAACACGTCCGGTAACGGACACGGACGAACCGTGGATCAAGTCGATGGAGCAGACCATCGACGCGGTAAACAACGTGAAGCGATGAAAAGCCAACTCAAGAACAACGACACAGTGATCTGCGAAAGCCGCGAACAGTGGGAGCGGATCAAGAAACTGGCGATTGCTGCTGGCATGGATCCATACTGCCACCACAGCGAGGATTGGCGTCCCGGCCGATGCTGGACTCAGCATGGCGACAATAACATCCAAGGATGGATGCTTGCCGGAGCAAGGGATGGCGGAAACATCATGCCCGAGCATGAGTTCGTGGCCAAGATGTTCGGGGTATGGAGCAGCGACCCCGTGATAACCATCGGCGAGCACCCTGTCAAGTTCATGGATGGTGGCGACATCAAAGTGGGCTGCACGTCCGTACCCTACGACACGCTGAAGGCCATCTACGAACACGCAACAACGAAGCTATGAACTACCCCGAGGGCGCTCAATACCATCCACTAGCGCCGTGGAACGATACAACGACATACGTCAAGCGCACGGTATCCGTTACCGTCCTTGTTGAAATGTATGTTGATGAAAATGAGCGGAGCAGTGAGGTGGAGGCGATGGCGGTGGCCGATCTTCGCCAAGCGTTCAAGCGTACCGGCCTGCCTTACGAGGTGGACGGTGAGGCAACGGAAGTCTAACCCCAAACAACCGAACGATGAAAACGCTACTTTGGTTCTGTCTGTGGATTACTGTGCTTCTCATAGCACTGGTATCCTTTTGGTACTACGCCTTGAGTGGATCCTGCGCGGTGGTAGCGATTATTATCTATCGCCACGTAGCCAACTACATCGACAGCCTGCCCGACTAACCCCAAACAAAACACCAATGGAAAAGCGACTAGGACACGGAGAAACGCACCGGCTACCCGGCGCGGGGATATGGGACGGCATCTATGTATCGGCCGTGAACGAGGGCGAAACAAGCGCCCGCATCATCGTGGAGACGCAGACGGAGCACGGCGGTGGGCGGACGTATACCAAGCTCAACCCCGAAGGTCTGCGGGCCTTGGCGGCGGACCTGCTGGCGGCGGCACAGTTCATCGACGATTGCGCGGCGGAACGTGAGATCGCTAAACTGACCGGCCATGACCCCGCGTGAAATGGCCCGAGAGGCATGTAGCCCTACCTCGTGGTACATTGCCGCATCGGTGGCCCTGATCGGTTTTTGTGTAACCTTGGCCCTTGCCGGGCCGCTATCCCGCCTGTAAGATGTGCAACTGTAAGACCTGCGACAAGTGCGAGGCGCGCATTTGGCGGAAGCTGGAGGCGCGTATGAAGCGGAACGTTCGGCGGGACATTGAAGAGGCGAAGCGGATGATGGCATAGCGACGGATCACCATACACCTGAACTAAACACCCATGAAGACCACGATCACGCCTGAACGCCGGGAGGCGAACCGAAGGGAGGCGCTGGAGCGCATCGCCCGGATGCCGGAGCAACAACGCCGGGAGGCGACCGCACGGGCCGAACAACTGACAAGGAAGCAAGCTACACTCTAACAACGCAAGAACATGCAAGCAGAAAGTACCAACTACGTGGTAAAGCACGCAAAGGTGAAGTGGGCCAAGGTCTACGAACCTGACAATACGTTCCCACCAGCACGCTGGAGCGTGAACGTGTACCCCGGCGAAATTGACAAGCAAGCCCTGTTGAAGCTGGGCGTGCAATTTCGCACGGACGAAAAGGACGGCGGCGAGTTCTTCACGGCCAAGCGCAACGTGGAGACGAACGCCGGGAAGCAACTGACCGCGCCGCGCGTGGTGGATGCCCACAAACGGCCGTTCACGGAGGCTATCGGGAACGGTAGCGTGTGCAACGTCATCGTGAACATTTACCCGTGGACCTTTGGAAAGAAAAAGGGCATGGGGGCATGGCTGGAGGCCGTGCAGGTGGTGGAGCATGTCAAGTACGAAAGCAAGGAGCGCGTGGACTTTGACGCGGAACCCGGCCCCGTGGCCAATGCGGCCGTGGCCGGTGGTGGAGAACCTGACGACGGATTACCGTTCTAACCCGTTTTGATTTTGGACCAACTGGCCAGCGAACGGATGGTGTGGGGGTTAGTGTCCCGGCTCGAACGGGTCGGGCACTACCTCACCCCGCGCGCGGTGGCGAGGATCCACGAGATCATCAGCGAGCACGAGCCGGACAACCGAATGGAGGGAACGCAAAAGGAACTAGCGGAGTTCATCCGCGAAAGGATGGAACGGGACACTAACAACGAAACACCATGAGCCTAGGGATGTCGATTTTATTTGCCCTGCTATCTGTCGTGCAGGGTAGTCTTTCGCACGAAGCATACATGCGCGGCGACCATCGCAACGGACGTATTATGATGATGGCTTGTGCCGTGTTTGCGCATGTTTCCGCAGTTATGATGTGCAACTGGATCAGCCATGAGTAAGCTACTAATACCCGCCCAGTTTCAGGGCTATTCCAACCGCAAGGACAGGTCCGTTGTCCTTCGCTTTGAAACACAAGAACAGACCCCGGCCCAAATCGCCCAACTTCATTCGATGCTTGATGAGTTTGGCGGGTTGTATTTCAAGGGCAATGGCGAGATAACACAGGCCGAGCGGGAGGAATTGGACGCCCTTGAAACGGATATCTTCGACAACCCTAAAACGCAAAGCCAAAGGCTGAGGAACGTTCTGTTCAGGCTCTGGAAGGACAAGCCGGAGGGGTTCGATGAGTTCGCCAAGTTCTACAAGTGGAAGATGGACAAGATCATCGCACACTTCAAAGACCAACTACCTGAGACATGAACACGGAACGGAGGCGCGGGAAGCACGGTGGTCGGAACGGGGCGCAAACAAGTAGCCGGTATTACGGGGTCTGCTATATACAGGCCAAGAAAGTGATGTGGAAACCTTGGACGATGCGCTTTTACACAGACATTCCTTGGCGGGCATCGGTCACTGTTGGCGGAAAGAAGGTCACCAAACACTTCCCCACCGAACGGGAGGCGGCTATCCAAGTGGACAAGTGGGTACTTCGGTACCGCCTGAACGCGCCGTTGAACATCCTAAAGCCGAAGGCATGAGCTACCGCGAAGCGTTCATCCGGCAGAACTTCGGCTACATGACCGACCGCCAAATGGGCGAAAAGCTGGGCCTGAAAAGGGGCCAAGTGGAGTACCTGCGTTATCGCATGGGCCTGAAGGCGAAGACGGCCAAAATGTTCACTGAAGACGAGGAGCGCGTGATCTTTGAAATGTACGGCGAGGGCTACTCGTTCCGTGCCATCGGTAGAAGCCTAAAGGCGAACGAAGACCGCGTGTCAAACTTCGTAAACGCGAACATCGACCGGATGCCGGAGGAATGCCGTGATCGGATGAAGCCCATTCGCGGCAAGGTGCTATCCACGGCCAAGGACTACGCCGGTCAATTCGGCGACCCCTACGAGGCTTTCCTGATGGTGATGAAAAGGAGGCAGGAAGTGGAGGGCCTTTTGTTGTCAGCGGCGAACATCGGCAATAGCGACAATCACCCCGAGACGAACGAGGTGGGCAGGCTGCTGCCCTACTGGCAAGATCTGAATGGGCACCTGCATAGGCTGGCGAGGATGCTGCCCATATCGAACGGGGCGGAGGAAGGCCCGAAGGCGAGGGATAGGCACAACCCGGTGTTGATAAGTTACACTGAAGCCGCTGAAAAGTATGGATACGATGCGGGAACAATTCGCCATCTTGCGCCCCGGTTCAAGGTGCGCAGGGGATACATGGACCGGGTAGCGTTTGAGGAATACGCAAAGGGCAAACCGGCAAGAAAGTGAAACGCTCCACACGTCACCGGCTGATCTTGCTCGGGACGGAGAAGCCCGACACGGCGGCACGTCGGGCGTGCGTGTGGGATATGTGGACGGGAGCAACGGACAAGGAACTAGCCGGGTTCCTGCGGACAAGTGAACGGCAGATCCGGCGCGACAGAAATGCGCTGGACCTGTATAGGGATAGGGAGAGGCTTGTACGATGAACAGAATCTATCATCCGTACTGGGAGTGGGAAGAGTATCACGCCGGTATGTGGAGGGCGGTAAGTGCTGCCGAGCGTTCCGATATGCTTCAAAAAGCAATCGAGTTCACAGGTGACCACAAGCTGTACGGCAAATGGATGATGGAGGTTTCAAACAAGTGGCCTAAGTCATGCGAGCACAACCTTACCGATATATCGCAAAACAGGCGGGCATGGATTGGACACGCTGCCGTATGTTTGGCGATAGGGATACCAGAGGACATTGTTCGCGAGGCGTGGGGCCATCTTACCGCCGAGCAACAGCGGCTTGCAAACCTTCAGGCCGACGCAGCGATTGAGGCATACGAGCAAAAACACCACCAATGCCAAAGAAGCCAATTGGAGTTGACGTTCTTTCAGCAGCAAGGGAGCGAATAGCGTGGACCTTTGACACCTTTGAGCGCGTCTACATTTCATTCTCTGGTGGCAAGGACAGCACCGTTCTTTTCCATATGGTAATGGAAGAAGCCGAAAGACGTAATCGTCGTATCGGTGTGCTGTTTGTCGATTGGGAGTGTCAATTCACGTCGACGGTTCAACACGTCAAGAATATGCTGTCCCTGTATGCGGATAGGATTGATCCGTACTGGATAGCCCTGCCTATTAAAACGGTCAACGGATGTTCGCAGATTGAACCGGAGTGGACCGCATGGGATCCGGAGAAAAAGCATCTTTGGACGCACCAGCCCGACCCGATGAGCATAACGGACCCAAATGCAATTCCGTTCTATTACGACGGCATGACCTTTGAAGAGTTTGTTCCGCTGTTTGGGAAGTGGTACTCCAACAACGAGCCATGCGCCTGCTTTGTCGGCCTTCGGTCGGACGAGAGCTTGAATCGATTCCGGGCCATTGCAATGGCAAAGGAAAAGAAGGACGGCAAGGTCTATACCACCAATGTGGTAGACGACGTGTGGAACGTGTATCCGATGTACGATTGGCGCGTTGAAGACGATTGGACGTACTTGGGCAAAACTGGCAAATGTTACAATCCGCTTTACGACCGAATGCATCAAGCCGGGGTGAAGCTGTCGCAGATGCGCGTTGATGAGCCGTTCGGAGATGTTCAGCGTCAAGGCTTGTGGCTGTATCACATTATCGAGCCTACCATGTGGAGCAAGTTGGTGGCAAGGGTTGAGGGCGTGAATTCGATGTCAATGTATGCGCGAGATGGCGGAACGATGGTCGGCACAAAGTCACTGAAACTTCCGGAGGGGCATACATGGCAGAGCTTTTCGATGAGCATCTTGAATAGTATGCCACCGAAGACGGCCGAACACTACAAGAACAAGATTGCCGTTTATCTGAAGTGGTACCGCGAGCGCGGCTATCCCGAAGGCGTTCCGGATGAGGCGGACCAAAGGCTAGAGCGCGCCGGTAAGGTGCCATCGTGGAGAGAGATATGTCGAGCCTTGCTACGCAACGATTATTGGTGTACCGGCCTTGGCTTTTCGCCAACAAAGACAAGCGCCTATTCAAAGTACATGGAGCTGATGCGTCGGAGGCGGTCGAATTGGGGCATCTTTGATGACTTGCAAAATGAGAATTGAGCAGCACGCAAACCGCAATGCAGTCGTGCGTTGTCTTGAGCCATACATGATGGACAGGATGATGGCATCCGAACTTGGCGAACACCCAACTTGGAGCGATGGGGATACCTACTTTTGCATATCAATTGGTGGCGCTGTTGTTTCTTTTGCCTGCTTGTCAGGCACGGGTAAGTTGAGATATGTGTACACGGCTCCGTCACACAGAAAGAACGGCTACTTTAGCACGCTCATTCAGATAGTCGAGGAACACGCTTTGTCTGTTGGTGTCAAGCGAATTTCAGCAACGGCAACCGACGCGGCCATTGACCACTACACAAAACGCGGCTATCGTATAACGAATTCTTGGAAGAAGTACCACAACATCGAAAAACACCTAGGCGATGAACCTATTTCAGCAGCAGGGAACTGAAGCCCTGAACGAACGCGGCCTATCGGACTGCGTTGAAAGTGTCCGCAAGTTCTTGGGTCAGTTTGGGGGCGATGAGCTTATCTTCGCCATTAACGAAGTGCGGAAGGCCATCCACGAAATGTCCCCGATGCGTAGTGAGCCGGTGGACCTTGTGCTTTGGGTTCCGTGCGATACCGTGGAGGCAAACGACTACAACCCCAACAGCGTAGCCCCGCCCGAAATGAAGCTGCTGGAGCACTCCATTATGGAGGATGGGTATACGCAACCCGTGGTGACGTATGCCAAGACGGAAAAGCGGGAAGTCGTGGATGGGTTCCACCGCAATCGCGTGGGCAAGGAAAGCGACAAGGTGCGGACGCGTGTGATGGGGCATCTTCCTGTCGTCACCATTAATCAGCACCGCGAAGCAAAGGGGGACCGAATGGCCGCAACTATCCGACACAACCGTGCGCGCGGAAAGCACAAGGTAGATGCCATGTCGGAAATCGTCATGGACTTACGTAAGCGGAAATGGTCGGACGAAAAGATTGCGCGAGAGCTTGGCATGGATGCAGACGAGGTAATGCGCCTTTGCCAAATCACTGGCCTTGCCGAGGCTTTTAAGGATAGGGAATTTTCCGAAGCATGGGAGCCTGTCGAAATGGGTTCCGAACCTGAAGTAATCCAATGAAGCACCCGAGCGTTTCCAAGATACTTGACGCCACCATGTCCCCGGACAAACGTGCGGCGCTAGATGCGTGGGTTGAGCGCGTTGGCGCTGAAGAGGCCGAGCGCATTAGGTCCGAAGCCATTGCAAGGGGCAACAAGATAGACGAGTGCGTGGATGTGTTCAGATGCACGGGAACTTGTGATGATGCGCGGATTGTCGAACATCTTACGGGATATGAATTTGTCGCCCACGAGATGCCCGTTGTTTCCGACATGCACAAGTATCAAGGGCGCTTGGATGCGGTGCTAAGGATGAACGGCCGGAACATCCTTGTGGACTTCAAAGGCAGCGGCAAATGGAAGCCCAAGCGGTACTTGGAAGATTACAGGATGCAGCTTGGTGCTTATTATGGGGCGTTGCTTGAAATGGGGTACGACATAGATTGCGCGTGCGTTGTGCTTTTCATCGATGGCCGCGATACACCGCAACTGTATTGGCAGCAGAAGCACGAGCTAGATGAAGCCCACACGCTTTTCGTAGACAAGGCAAGGAAGTACCACGAGATGAACCAAACAACCCACGCCGAATGAACCCCGTAGAAATGGCACAGATAGCGGTGCGCGTGCTCAACGACGTATCGAAGGAGCGCCATCGCCAGCTTACCAAGTTCGGGGTACAGGACCACCCCATCTCAGACTGGTTTCTCATTCTTGGCGAGGAGGTTGGCGAAGCTGCGCGGGAGGCGTGCGAGCATGTGTTCCGTGGGCGGTTCCCGGAGCACTACGCGGACGACCCGGAGCGATTGCAACGGCTGCGGAAGGAGTTGATCGAGGTGGCAGCGGTGGCCGTGGCGATGGTGGAGAGCTTGGACCGGAACGAACTAAGGGCATGACCACCACGCGCGAGATCACGGCTCCGGCCTGGATAGCCGACGAAGCACAGGCGGACCTGATTTCATATGCCGAAGCCTTCGGCGGCATTTGGCTCATTACTTTTCCGAGCGACGAAGAAGACGAACGCTTTGAGCCGGGGCAAGAACAAGATGAGCGAGAGGCGCACGAAGATGCGGTGGCTAGGACATACAGGACGCGCTACCTTGTAGTTCGTGGTGACGGCTCCGAGATATGGACATCAACTGAAGGAGAGGCCCGTCGATTGTTGGGCGCAGAAAACACCCTATTCGGATGATAGGCGCTAAAGAGATCACGGCCCCGCTGCTTCACCCCTTGGACGGCTTGAAGGTGGAGCGCAAGCAACGTAAACGCTCCGATGGGCGGGTAAGGTTGCTTGTTGACTACCTTGCCGAAAGGGTGGGTGATCTTGACGGCTCCGGCATCGACAACGCCCGCGCCTGTTGGTCGCTTATCCTCCGCGCCGAAAAGAAGGACCCGCAAGGGGATGCGGTGGCATCCATCAAAGCGCTGATCGACTACGCCACCAGCGGCGAAAGCTGGCACAGTAAGAACGTCACGAACTTTCGATACCTGTTGAACCATGCCCGAGCAATCGCTAATGAGCACAGGGAGAAACGTGCCCGCGCCAAAGACCCAGGTTCCATCGCTGCCCGTGTTGCGGAGCATTTCGCTAACAAGCCGAGAAGTAGCCTCTTTGACGATGGAGCGGGCGCTAAGTCCGACGCTGCCCACGTTGTGGACTATTGAGCGGGCGCACGGGTGGGATGGGTTGCTTGCCATCGTGACCAACGTGCTGGCACAGGTTGACGTGGCGACGGGCGGCGATGGTCACGCGGGGAAGTGTGAGATGTGGGCATCGCAGCTATTGACGCGGCCGGATGTTAAGGGCCGAAGCCTGTCCTACCTTATCGTGGCATTGCGTGAAGGGATAGCGCGATACACGATACACGACAAGCGGATGGGGCTGGAGCAGCTGAACAAGATGCTGAACGATCGGGACAGGGAGATCCTGGGCCAGTTGCCGGAGGTGGACGAAGTGGGGGAGGCGCAACTACGGCACACGATGGAGCAGCTAAAGGCGGAAGATGCGGAGGTGAACGCGGACCGGAAGCGATTGCGTGCTACTATTGCTGAACTGAGGGAACGGTTGAACGCTAACGAACGGGAACAGTAATGGCATGGCACATATCGAAAGCCCTCTACGAGAAATGGCGCTCTTCGCAGGGGCCGGAGGGGGCATCCTTGGCGGAAAGTTGCTCGGATGGGAATGCGTTTGCGCCGTCGAATGGGAACCCTACCCCGCAGCTGTACTTGCCGCCCGACAGAATGAAGGCTTTCTCCCGCCTTTCCCGATTTGGGATGACGTTCGCACCTTTGACGGAAGACCGTGGCGCGGACTTGTTGACGTGGTATCGGGAGGCTTTCCTTGCCAAGACATCAGCGCAGCCGGAAAGGGCGCGGGGCATCACCGGAGAACGGAGCGGGATGTGGAAAGAGATGGCGCGGATCATTGGCGAGGTACGACCGAGATACGTGCTTGTGGAGAACAGCCCAGTACTCACTTCTCGGGGACTTGACAGAGTTCTCGGGGATCTGGCCCTCCTCGGGTACGATGCGGAATGGATCGTGCTCGGAGCGGATGACGCCGGGGCACCGCACCGAAGAAAACGGATCTGGATCCTTGGACACGACGCCAAGCGGCAATTGGCCGACCCCGACTTGCGCGGATGCCTATACGGCCAATCTCAAAAGCAGTCAGCAAAAGGAGGGATCGATGCACAGTGTTTCGTTGGCGCAGGCGGCGAAGATGTTTCCGACACCAACGACCACGGACTACAAGGGGGCGTATTCCAAAGAGGCATTGACCAGCTCATCAGGAATAGATCGAACAGGACTGCTCCGCAACATAGGACATCAGGACGACCCGAACTACATACCGAAGGTTGGTGGACAGTTGAACCCGCCGTGGGTCGAGTGGCTAATGGGGTGGCCGCTAGAGTGGACCGACTTAAGGCCATCGGAAACGGACAGGTTCCAGCAGTGGTGCGCCTCGCATGGCATATCTTACACGAACGCCTGAAAGCGAATGAAGAAGCCCAAGGCTAAGGACCGGAGCAAGCCGGACCCCGATTGTCGGTGGTGTGCTGGTAAGGGGATATGGCCCGAGTTCCTTACCTTGTCGCCGCCCTTGGAGGTGCGTGTGCGGGCGATGGAGGGCCACAAGGACGCGATACCATGTAAACGGTGCCATGAAACAAAGTGAGAGCCAACTTCAACGGGCCGTTGCGCGCGTGCTGGATGCGTCGGGCCTGCTATGGTGCCATGTACCCAACGGCGGGCAACGGCATCCGGCCGTAGCCAAGAAGCTGAAGGCCGAAGGGGTCAAGGCGGGCATCCCGGATGTTATGGTATTTGAGCAGCCATATAGACCAATGGGCGCTGGATTTCGATACCTGACGCACAACGGCCTTGCCCTTGAACTGAAGGCGGGGAGGAACAAGCCCACGGCGGCGCAAGTGGAATGGCATGAGCGATTGCGAAAGAACGGATGGCGCGTGGAGGTGTGCTATACCTTGGACGAGGTATTGGGCATCCTGCGGGAATGTTATCCGAGCAAGTTCAACAACTAACACCTGAACCGATGAACACGAAAAGAGAGCCGCTGTTGAGTGATGAAAGGATTGTGACCAATTCACACGGGGATTGGTCGGAGCTATTCGCAAATGACGGTGACACTAGTATTGACTGGGCGGATGGCTTCAAACTTGGACACCGTAAGGGGCAGCGTGTGGCAAGGGTAATTTACGAAGCCGCCCGCGCGAAGGATGCGGAGTTGATCCAGCGGCTGGTGGATGCGCTGGCGGAGCAGGTACAACCAAGCCTCGACGAGCGGTTCCGTGGCGAGGTGTGGTATAGGCACATGGCGATTATCAAGGACGCTGAAGCCGCAGGCTTCACCCCTTCGGAGTAGTGTCCTATCATTTGGCGTCCGACCTGAACCGTGTTACCTTTCGCCGTGCTTCACCTGATACAACCCCGGGAACTTTACGGGCCGCCTGAGCGCCGGTCGGAGTTGCTGTATTGCTGGGAGGCAATGAACGATGATTTGTTCGCCTCCGGTTCATGCATGGATAACTGGCGCCCCACGTTTAACGAGATGTTCGACCTGTGCCGCCCCGACGCGGTGAACGTCATTGCTAACAGCGACATCTACTTTACGGAACTGCCCCACACCCCACCGCCCGGCGAGGTGTGGGCGCTGTCCCGTTGGGATGTGGACGCGGACGGAAACGCGACCTTGTGGGAACACGCGGATAGTCAAGATGCGTGGATCATCAACGGCAAGCCGGTAGGGGTTGATGCCCCGTTCACGATGGGCGTGCCCGGCTGTGACAATGTGTTGGTCCATTTGTTCCGTGAGGCCGGGTATGTGGTGCGCAACCCGTCGAAGACGATCAAGGCGTACCACCTGCATCTGAGCAACTACCGGAGCTACCTTGACGGCAACGGCCAAGGGCGGGGCGGGGCCAAGCTGTACCGATTGCCGCCCCCGTATGCTTTTGCTAAACCTGAACACCTATGACCATCTTGCTGCTTCACCTTTGCTGTTGCATCTTCGGCTTTTGGCTGGGATGCGAACTGTACTACTACATCAACCGTCCGCGCCGATGAACATCCTACACATAGCGATGGGGTCGCCGGAGTTTGACGCGGCGGCGCGCGACATTGGCCACGAGGTCCAGCGCATTGCATGGCGCGACTTCCTCGGTCGAAAGTTCGTAAGCGGCCACGATGCCCGATTGCAGCGCAAGATCATCGAGACGGCGCAAGCCTTCCGGCCCGACCTTGTGTTCGTGCAGACGCACCAAAGCGATATCATCGCTCCGGAGACATACGCCGCACTGCGCGCCGGTGGTGCGTTCGTGGTGAACTGGTGCGGGGACGTGCGTGAGCCGCTGCCGGAGTGTTACGTGATCTACGCCGCGCACGTTGACGTAATGGCCTTTTCCAACCTCACTGACGTGGAGTTGATCCGCGCCAAGGGCTACCGGTCGGAGTACTTGCAGATCGGCTACGACCCGACCATTTACCATCCGGGCGTGTTGATCCGCAAGCGGTCCGGTGTTGTGTTCATGGCTAATCATTACGCGGGCCGCTTCCCGAACACGGACCTGCGTGAGCAGGTGGCCCGCAAGCTGTCAAAGTTGTTCGATTACAAGTTCACCTTGTACGGCAGCGGGTGGGGTATCCCATCCGTGCGGCATACGGGCACGGCACAGGAGGAGGCGGACATCTACCGCCGTTCTTTGGTGGCCGTGAACGTGGACCACTTCACGCGGCCGTTCTTTGCGTCGGATCGCATTTTGCGGGCGCAGGCGTGCGGGTGCGCTACGATATCGTGGGACTACGAAGGGCTGAAGGAGGAACATCCGTTGGTGGGCCGCGCCACTTCAATAGAGGAGATTGTGAAGATGGTGAAGCACGCGTTGGACAACCCCGCACAGGCGGAGCAGGTGGGCAAAGCGTCTGCTGCGGCTACCTTGGAGAACCATACATGGCGGAACCGTATCAAAACGATGGAAGGATGGCTGTCCTGATCTTGACGGGGTACGATGATGCGTTCGCCCCTATCGGCGACATCACCACGCCGGGGAAGGCGGACTATGCCAAGGCGCACGGCTATGCGTTCGAGTGTGTCCGCGACTATCCGACAAACGTCCACCCATCGTGGCACAAGTTGCAGCTATTGATGGACCGTATCGAGCGATACGATGCAATCGTCTGGTTCGATGCGGATAGCGTCATCACCAACCCGTTCATCGACGTGATGAGTGACGCGGGCGATACCATCCTAACGGCATCGCAAGACTGGTGCGCCCCGGCCGACGAATGGCCCGAAGATGCGCGGGGCATCAACTTCGGCAACTTCATCCTGCGGAACACGCAGCACACGATGGAATGGCTCCGGGCCGCTGCGCAGCACGCGCAATACGCCACGCGGTCAACGTGCTGCTGGGAACAAGATGCCGTGAACAAGTGCATGAGGGAGCTACCGTGGTTCAACGCCGAGGTGACGCGTCTGCCGCGCCGATACCTGAACGCCGTTCACCCGGACTGTGAGCTTCCGAGCATCAAAGCGCCCGACCCTTGGCGGCCCGGCGATCTGCTCATTCACCTTACCAATGTGCCCGACCGGGCAGAAAAAGCAAAGCACTATGCCAGCTTATGACTTCATCCCCGCATGGCACGAGACGGGGGCGTGCATGGACATCCGGCATATCGGATGGATCTACGAGCTGCTCATTCGCATGAAGCCCACGCGCACACTGGAAGTCGGTAGCCATACGGGGTGCTCATCTTCGGCGTTCATCGCGGCCGGGGTGCCCGATGCCCACTTTGCCGAGATCAGCCCGAACGACAAGTTCATGTCGGTGGTGAGCGGCAAGGGCACGGTCCACCAGCGCAAGGGGGCGCACGTGCTTATGGACGAGGATCCGTTCGACGTTGTGCTGTTGGATGGGGCGCACGACTTAGAGAGCGTGAAGGAGGAATGGGAGGCGATGCAGGGGAAGTTGCCGCGTGTGTTGATCCTTCACGATGTGTTCAGCGCCCAACAGGGCTATCCTCATTGTGAGGGTCCGGCATGGCTATATGAAGAGATGCCCACCACATGGGAATGTTTCAGCGATAACGCCAAGCGCGAAGGAGAGGCAACCCATCGGGGGCTGGCTATTTTCGTGCGCGATGGTCAAGCAAATAGCCTGCTTTCGGCGAATGCCGTTCACGCTGCATTTGCTTCGCAATGCTGGTAGCCGTTAGCGCCGCACACGGTCGCCACGCCATCACGCGGGCATGGGCCATCCACACCGCATCCCTTGGCATCGACGGCATCGTGGTATCCGTGACCGAAGATGACGATGAAAATGTCCGCACCCTGTCGCAGTACATGAACGTCATCGTGCTCCGCGTCCCAAACGAGCCGCTGTCCATGAAGTTCAACGAGGCCATGAACGTGGCCAGGTCCATGTCGCCGGATAAGGTGATGATCCTTCCATCCGACGACTTCGTTTCCCCCGCATGGGTACAGGCCGCAAGGGATACCCCGCACGATTACATCTATCCCCACACCTGCGGCATCATGGATGCCTATACCCAACGGGCCTACCTTATTCGCAAGGTGCCCCTAACGGGAACGCTGCGCTTCGGGGCGGGGCGGGTGGTATCGAACAAGGTGATCGAAAAGCTAGAGGGTGAACTATGGCCGATAGACCTTCCGAAGGGCTTGGACAGCGCATCCCATGCCCGCATTATCCGCGCCGGGTTCGACTGCCAAATCGTAAGAACCGAAGGGATCCCCGTCCTAGACGTCAAGACGGAGGAGAACCTGTGGGGGTACCGGACTTGGGAAAGCGGGAGCGAGCCGATCGCCGCTGACGTAGCTTTGCAGCACGTCCACCCGGAAGCGTTGGCTATCATCAATACCCTGAAGCGATGAGCAGCTTCCGCGCACCCACCCCTGCCGAAGCCGAACGCATCGCCTACATCGTGGGCCGCGTCCATTGCGACCTTAAATCGCAGACCTTCGATTGGGGCGAACACAAGGCCGAGGCTTTCGACCTGTGCCGTGCCATATCCGGCTATCGGCCCGGCAAGATCTGTTTCTCCTGTTGGGTCCGCGTCTTGAACATACTTCGCGAAGGCATCAACCTCGACCCCATCGACCACCCGGCGCCCAAGAAACTGGCCGACAAGCGGCTCGATATTTGCAGGGTATGCCCCGCCTATCATGCAACCTCCGCATCGTGTGGCCGTCTTATCCTTGACGCCATCGACCCGCAACCCGTGAACATCGACGGTCGCATGGTCAACCCGTGCGGATGTTCGCTCCATCTGAAAGTACACTTCAAACGGGCCAAGTGCCCCGCTGGCAAATGGTAACCAAAGTCGGCCCGGAAAGGGCCATGATGAAGCACCCCGATGCTCAGGCGGGCTTCCTTGTCCGTGGATCGGCTAACATCGACGCCATGCTCGCTAAGGGGTGGGTGATCCTTGAAAACGACCGGAACCATTTGCTGCCAGAGCGCATGGCCCCTGAGCAACCCGCCGAACAACCGACCGACCAACCTAAACGCGGCCCCGGACGCCCGCGAAAACAACGCGACGAAACGCGATGAGAGGCAAGCCCTTCGACAAGGGTAATCCCGGACGGCCTGCGGGCACCCCCAACAAGGTGACAACGGCCGCAAAGGAGGCGTTCGCCCTTGCCTTCGATAAGCTGGGCGGTATCGAAGGGCTTGTCCGCTGGGCCAACGCTGACCCGGATAACCTCAAGGTGTTCTATACGCTGTATGCCCGCCTCATTCCGGTGGATCACACCAGCGGCGGGGAAAAGATCCCTTCCGTGAACATCAACGTGCCCCCGCTGCCCGATGGCAGACCTGAGCGTTAAACAGGGGCAGGCGTTCCGCTACCTGACCGACGCAAAGCACACGGAGGTACTTTACGGCGGCGCGGCCGGAGGCGGGAAATCGTGGCTGGGGTGCCTGTGGCTCCTAGCCTCCGCTCTGAAGTACCAGGGTTCCCGTTGGCTCATGGGCCGGGCCGTGGCCAAGACGCTGAAGGAAACAACACTCAACAGCTTCTTCGACGTATGTGCGGCGCACGACCTGAAGTCGGGGGAGCACTACACGTACAACCAGCAGACCGGCACGATAACGCTGGGGGCGTCCACCATTATCCTGAAGGACTTGTTCAGCTATCCGTCCGATCCCAACTTCGATGAGCTGGGTTCGCTGGAGATCACCGGGGCGTTCATCGATGAGGCTAATCAGGTCACGGAAAAGGCCAAGGCCATCGTTGGGAGCCGCATCCGTTACAAGCTGGATGAGTTCGGGTTGATCCCGAAGATGCTCATGACGTGCAACCCGGCGAAGAACTGGGTCTTCCGAGAGTTTTACCAGCCCGCGCAGGATGGGACGCTACCGCCTTACCGCGCGTTCGTTCAGGCGTTGGTCACGGACAACCCGAACATCAGCCCGCACTACATCGACAACCTGAAGAAGCTGACCGGCCCCGACCGCGCGCGCCTGTTGATGGGGGACTGGAACTATGATGATGATCCGTCGCGGCTCATGGATCAGGATGCTATCAACGACCTGTGGACGAATGACCACGTACCCGTAGGGAAGAAGTACATCAGCGCGGACGTGGCGCGTTACGGCCACGACCTGACCGTAATAGCCCTATGGGAAGGGCTGCGGCTCGTTCACTTCACGGTCATGGAGCAATCCAGCGTGCCGGAGGTTGCGGCCGCGATAACGCAACTATGCAGGTCGGAGGCCGTGCCCCGTTCGCATGTGGTGGTGGACGATGACGGCATCGGCGGGGGCGTGGTGGACCTGCTGCCCGGATGCGTTGCGTTCAAGGGTGGCGCAAGGCCCATCGAAAGCAAGGTGAAGCCGCAGAACTTCGCCAACCTGAAGACGCAATGTTCCTATGTCCTATCCGAACACGTTAACGACCGAGACGTGTATATTGCGACCGATAAGCACAGGGACAAGGTGGCGGAGGAACTTAGCCACATCAAGCGGGACAAGATGGACAACGACGGTCCGCTCCGCATCTTGGGCAAGGATAAGGTAAAGGAGGCGCTAGGCAGGTCACCCGACTTTGCGGATGTGCTGATGATGCGGATGGTATTTGAGTTGAGGGAGGCGGGCCGGGCGGGTAGTTCACTGGCGAAGAAGGGGGAGCGGGTATTGAGGCAGAGGCATGAACAAACGATGCGGGAGCGTTTTGATCCCGGATACGCGGTAAGGAACCTATGAACGAAGCAACCGAAGCAGACGACTTTATCGTTGAGCGCCTTGGCTTTTGCGGATGTGTTGAAGCTGCCGACATTCTGCCTAAGGTCCGCGCCGTACTTGCTGACCTTGTGCCGGACAAGGACTGCAACTTGATCAGCTTTGATGAGCTTGTTCAAAAGCACTTTCATGGCCACCCCTGCTATGCCTATTTCGTGCTTCAGCGGCTAGAAGATAGCGGGCTTATCGAGCACGGCATATCCATACGTTGCGCCTATATCATCCCCAAGGGGGAAGAGTTCATCAAAGCAATCGACGCGCTACATGAACGCTAACATTTCAGGCGATGACGTGACCGTCCGCATCCGCCCCGCCTCGGAGCTTACCCTCCGCGATTGGCGGACACTGACCCCCAACGAGCCGGGCCACGATGCCCTGCTCGCTTCCTTCGCCGTGTTCCTTGGCCTGACGCCCGAGCAGGTGGACCGCATCCGGTACGCGGACATGCGGAACCTTCAGGATATCATCGCCAAGGAGCTAGGCGAGGCCATGCGGGTGTCCACGGCCTTTGCCAAAGCCATGAGCGACGATGATAGCACATGGACGCCGCCCGATACCATCGACATCGACGGGGTGACGTACCGCGTTCCCCGTGACGTGGAAATGGAAACAACGTGGGGCCAGTGGGTGGACTGGGAAGGGTGGAACCCACCGGAACACGAAGCGGACATTGTGGCCGAGGCGCTGGCCTTTCTCCTTGTCCCCGTGGGGGAAACATACAGCGGAACCCCTCGGAATAAAGTGGAACGGATGCTATCCTGCCGCATGGAGACGGCGATGGAGTTGGCCGCTTTTTTTTTCGCCAAAAGCGAAGGGTTCAGGAGCGCCATCAACCAGCGGAGCAATCGCTACCGGGAGTTGCTGAGGCAAGCGGTGGCGAAGGCGCTAAACGTTTCGCCGAGCGATATCGAGGGTATGGCCTCCTCGTTGCAGCAGCAGAGTGCGAGCCTGTCCTTCGGGCCATTTTTGGACCAAGGCCGGACGTGACGGAATATCGTACCTTTGAGGTGATGGAGACGCTAAGTTTTATGCGCGATCGGGAGAACCGTTCGGCGCACGTTCAGCGGAACTATCAGAAGTACCTAGAAGCAAAACACAAGCGGAAATGAGCTGGCCTCTTCGTCCAGACGAGAGCGGGAACGTACTGTGGGAAGCGGACGAGGACGTGGGGCGGCACGGTGTCTTCAACGGCGTGGAGAAGTACGTGGTGTTCGATGTCCCGGTCTGGGATCTTTGAATGGCCACCAACGGACAGGCATTGCCGAAGGCCCGGCGCGTGGGCTTGTGTTGGGCGGGCTTTCGGCAATGCAGTGTTAGGCCACGTTCTTTCTCTCTTCAGGTAACAGGTAAAAATAAACAACATGGAAAATTGGGCAGACCCACTCGTAAGGATAGAAGTGTTCACACAGAGGATGCTCAGGCTCAGGCAAGAAGTATCTCTCTGGCAGGGCAAGTGCGCTGTGCTGAAACACGAGAACAACAAGCTGCGCGAAAAGATCCGCCGCCTTTCTCAGAATGTGGCCTAACGTTGGATATACGAACCTCCGCTTGACAAACGACAGCAAGCGGAAGTAGATGCCCCAAAGTGTAACAACCCGCGCGGCCCTTGTCTAGTCAATTTCGCGCGGGATGCTTGCGCCGGACCTGCTTTTCAGCGTGTGGGAGGACATTGTTACGTCCCATGTGGCGGACGTGTCCTTCTACCACGACACGAATAGGTTGCTTGACCGCGCGGAGGGTACCGCGTGGCCTGCCTGCTTTTGGGCCCTGCCTTCCATGACCCTGCAAAAGGATGCGGAGGTATACCGGCCGGTCTATCGGCTGTCCATGCTATTCCTTGACCAAACGGCAACGGACCGCAGCCCGACCGATATGCTCGATGCGCATAGCCGCATGGCATCTATCGCGGCTCAGTGTTGGGTTAGGTTCTCCGACCTGTATCTTGTGGACAGCGGGACGTTCGAGGGTGCGAATGTGGACGTGGAGTTGGTGGGCAACCCCGTGTTCACGCCTGTGTACGATGACGATACCACGATGCTCACCGGCGTGCGGCTGGAGGCATCGCTGAAGGATACTTCAGCCCCCTACTGTGTAACGGGTTACTTCCAATGAACCTGAAGGACATCGCCCAGGGGGCCGTTGAAAAGCTGCGGGGATACATCCTCGAAGCCATGCGCGACCGTGGCAAGGTGGCGACGGGCCGGACGGCGCGGAGCATGGGGGTACTTGCTACCGGCGGGGAGAGCTTCGGGCAGGCATCCCTTGAGGCCGAAAAGCAATGGCGGTATGTGGGGAACGGACGCGGGCCGGGGGCCATGCCGCCGGTTGGACCCATCCAGCAGTGGATCAACGCGCGGGGGCTGAACCTGTCGGCTTGGGCGGTGGCGGTGAAGATCAGCAAACGGGGTAGCCGTGACTTCCGGCTGGGACGGCGGAACCTGTTTTTACAGGAGATCGAGGCGTGGGAGGCGAAGGACGTTCCGTTGGCTGAACAGGCGGCGGCGGAATACTTCGTTGGGAAGGCACTGAACGAAATCGACAAAGCGATAAACTGATGGCGATAACGGTAACAACGACCTATTCGTTTGTGACGGATGACGGCACGGCGTACGGCGACACGGTAACGGAGACGATCGACCAAGATGAAGACGCACGCGACCCGCTGCGCTATCAGTTTGGCGTCGGCACAACGCGTGAGCAGGTGCTAGATATGTCCACCGATGAAGAGTTCGGCGCGGCTCAACAGGGGTCGGCAAACACGATGCTCATCATCAACAGGGATGATAGCAACGCATCGCAGATCTATGTGAGCAATGCGGCCGGAGACGATTACACGTTTATCCTTGGCCCCGACGAGTGGCACTACCTTCCAGTGAGCCAGTCGGACCTTGGCGCAAGCGGCTTTTCCAATATCTCACAGATAGACGCCAAGTTTTTCAACGCAAGCGGCACGCTTGAGATCCTTGTATTCTACAACCCCGGCAGCTAATGGCAACACTGACAACCCGAAAGACCATCACGTTCACCGACATTGATAGCGGTGCTTCCTTTGCCATTGCTTCGACCAAAAGCAAGAATGGCCGACACGGATACCGGCAAGTGGTGACCTGCGGCAACGGGGTTCAACGGCGCCTCATCGAAATCGGAACCAACCCGAACTATACCAAGATGGTTTTTTTCCACGTCGAGAACGTGGGCGATTACGACTTGAATGTTATCGTTGTAACCGCAGGCGCGAATGCGAACGTTGCCGTTTCCATCCCGCCCGGCCGGACCTTTGAACTCTTCAACACGAATCACTGGAACGATAACAGCACGGCAGACCCCGACCTTATCACTGAGATCCTTGGCGAGGGCGTGGGCGGAGCAACGAAGGCTAAGGTTGATGCGGTGTTTGCCTAATGCCACTGACCGTCACCCAACAGCCCGACAAGTTCGCATCGGCATACGCGCCGCTGTTGGTCAAGCTCACGTCCTCACGCTACCCCATCAACAACACGCCGGGGGAATCGAACATCCCCATCATCGAGATCCGCGTGGCCGATGCCACGGACGTAGCCACCTACGGTGCGCCCCTTACGGTCGGCGACGTGTTCGTGCAGCATGTTGACACGGGCGGGGCATCATGGGTCAAGGGTGACAAGCTCTACATCTTCGCCACGGGCAACAGCCTTTACGATGGCGTGTACGGCATCAAGGGCATCGTAGGCGGGACCATCACGATCATCGACGCGGAGGATGCGGGCCTTGACTTCGGCGGCGTGTGCTCGAAGCAATACCAAGGGTACAACATCATCGCGGACATGATCACGGAGGCGGCTGGGGAGGTCACCCGCTATCGCCTCTCCGCCGATCCCGATGGCGTGTTCACCTTGGATGCGGGGCCGTTGTGTCGTCGCACGTTCAAGGATATTTTCGAGATCGCCGAAGGCTCGGGGTCTATCCAGTTCATCCCCGGAAACGAGTACATCACGCAGAATTGGTCGGTCATCTTCAGCGAAGCCTACATGGTATTCGACGGGGATACCGGCGTTGGCACCTACGTTGAACAGGGCAAGCAAGGCGACACGGCTACTGTGGCGAGCAAGATCGCGGTTAACAACGTCCAACCCTACGCCAATACAAGCGCGGGGCACTATTGGGAGGACGGGCTGGAAGACTACATCGTTGACCCGCTCATATCGAACCGGACGCGCTTCCTGACCTATGGTGAGCGCGGGGGCGTCAACAGCTTCGACGTCAATACCGCCCAGCGGGTAGCGGACGGGGAGGACTTTTGGCTTGCCTTCCTGTGGGACCGGCCGGGGTCCAACGTGGGCCTGCGGATAGTCACCTTTGGGTCCGATGGATTACAGAACAGCCTCGACGATGTGACCTTCTCCCCCGATGCGGCGGATAGTTATTTGTTCAACGCTTCGCCGGATGCGTTGGGGTCTTACGTGCCGGCCAACACGGACCACTATTACATCCAACTGCGCAACGCTGTAACGGGCGTCTATTCCGAGCGATTCTATTTCAAGATCGTTTCCCCATGTGAGACGGCCCAACGCTTCTACTTCCTCAACGGCATGGGGGCGCTGGATCAATACACGGTGGAGGGTAAGGACGTGCGCGATACGCGCATCCGCCGATCCACCGTGGAGAAACCCCACATGGAGTTGACGCTTGGCAACGAGGGCGATTGGCAGCTGCGTACGTATGCGGTGGATATTACCCGGCGATACACGGCCACCACGCGCACCGAACGCAAGGACACGGCGCGTTGGTTGCTTGATGAATTCTTTGAGAGCGCAGACGTGCGGGCGTTGTCCTATCGCAACGGGGCGAAGTTCACGCGCGTTATCTTGGATGCGTCCGACCCTAGCGTGGGGCCACGTGGCACGCGCTTCGATGTTACGTGGAGCTACGGCACGGATAACCGGAAGCACAGGCGGTGAAGGTCACAGTAGATGGACAGGAGCTTGACATGGACCCCGGCGATCTTCCGGCGTTCACCTATTCCATTTCAGACCCTTACGACCCCGGAAGCATAAAGGGCACGCGGTCCACTTCCTTCAAGTTCCCCGGCACTAACCGTAACAAGGTAGCGTTGGGGTCTGAGGTGATGAGCGAAGACCCGCCCACGGATAGCATCATCCGCATCGGCAACGAGGGCCACGTATTCGTGGAGGCGCAAGTGCGGCCGGTGGAATGGAGTGAAGACGAGATCCGGGCGGTGGCCGTGGCGAACAATGGGTCATGGGCCAGCGAGATGAAGCGCGTGAAGGTGCGCGACCTTGACTTTGGGGAGAGCGACGAGATCACGGCCGAACTTCAGTCGGGCACATGGGAAGATGAGGAGGGGGTACTTTACTTCCCGCTCATCAACTACGGGTACGATTGGACCAGCGCGGTCAACGTATCCATCAACCAACTTCGTCCCGCCCTGCGTGCGTGGCGCGTGCTGTCCGAAGCCTTCGGCAACTTCGGGTATACCATCAAAGCGAAGGGAGGCTTTGCGCGCGTGTGGAAGAAGTTCGTGCTTCCTGCGGTCAGTGACCCGGCCATCGCACAAAGTACCATCGATGGGAACGTGTTGACGTTGGAGCAGAACGTGGAGAGCGATACGTATTCCGCCCCGTTCGACTTCATCGGCAACGAACCGGACACGGTGACGGACCCGGGCGGCAACCTTGCGGCGGTCCACCAATACGCCTCACCGTTCAACCAGACCTTTTCCATGCGGGTCACGGGGACGCTGACGGCGGCCCTCACCGGCGATACCTTGTTTCAGGTGCTGGTGATGCGGACGCTGCCCACCCCTACGGAAATCGCCGCGCAGGGTGCGACCATCCCGATCACCGTGGCGAACCCGACCGTGGACATCGATGTTACCATTTCGCCGGTATCGGCGGACCAAGCGGATCGGCATTGTGCGGGGATCAGGTTCTTCAACAGCGCGTTCGTATCCAGCTATACGATCACCAACCTTGTCGTGACCTTCACGCCGGTAGAACCCGAATACGGGGAGAACGTGAAGCTCGACATCGCAGGATGCGGGCCGGATGTATCCATTGCGGACGTGCTGAAGGGCATGAGCATCCCGCGCCTGCTTGCTGTCACCACCAACGACATCGCCAAGGAGGTAACCCTTCAGTATTGGGATGAGAAGTTCATCACCCCGGAGGTGGACGGATGGGACATTCGCGGCCGTGAAGACTTCACAGACCGGCCCGTGAAGATGGACCCTCTGAAGCCGCGCCGCCTTCTTTACAAATGGAAGGAAGATGGATCGGATGAACGTTTGGCTGAACTGGATGGCATCGCAGGTGAGCGAGGCTGGGGAGGCTTTATCCATACGTATCCGCGTGGCGTGTTGGATGATAAGAAGGTGGATATTCCCTTTGCGGCCACGGCGATGAAGTCGTATCGGGGCGAGGTGTTCGTACCTGTTATGGATGATCGCGAAGATGAAGACGCCGAGTATAAACCACGGTACCGGTGGACGCCGCGCATCCTGTTGAGCGATGGGCTGGCGCGGGGATCGTGGACCTTTGACAGCGTGCTGTTGGAGCAGTACCCCAAGTGCTTTTTCGTCTACCCCGGAGAGGCGGAGCTAACGATGGCAATCGATCAAGAGACCTATCTAGGGGACGTTGGGCCGGGGCTTGCATCGCTGTACCATGCCCGCCACCTGCGGCGCACCGACGAAAGCAAGTCGCTGGAGATCGACCTGTTCTTGTATGATGATGAGCTTCCCGAGCTTGACTTTGGTGTGCCCGTGTTCGTGCATGATGGGGCCGCGCCAGGGTGGTACTATTTCACGGAGATCAAACAAAAGCGGTACGGCGTGGATGAACCCACGCGCTGCGAACTGATCCAAGTCTAGTCATGGCAGAAAAGGAGATCGTTGTTAATCTACGCCTAGCCGAGAATGGCGTCCGTGAGCAATTCAACCGGCTGAAGGCTGCGTTGATCGACGTGAAGCAGGAGATCGCGGACAACAATAAGGCGCTGCGGGACAACGCCAAGGAACAGAAGGCTGTAGAAGCTGAACTGAAAAAGGGCAAGGCCACTGCGGAGCAGGCTGCGGCTGCGTTGCAATTCCTCAAAACGGAGCGCGATAGGCTAAAGTCACAGGCCGCAACGTTGGCATCGGCCGAGGCCGGACTGTCTGCGCAATACCGCGAAGCGCGTAACGATGTGGGTGGGCTTACAGATGCCAATCTTCGCTTCCGTGACGTCATGGCCCAAGCGTCCCTAAAGGCCATCGAACAAAGTAGCGTGCTGCAAAAGCTGGGCACGCGCATGGAGTTTATCAAATCAGAGCAGGACCGTCTCAACGCAGAATATGCGCAGACTGAAACGCAGCTTCGCGCGATTGAAAAAGAACAGACGAGCCTGAATGATAGCCTTGCACAAGGCAAAATAACACAGCAGCAATATGCCACAATACAGGCACAGCTTAATGAGCAATACAAGCAGGGCAAGCTAACGCAGGATCAGTACGTTGCGTCATCGAACAAGCTGGAGGCAGAGCTTGGGCAACTTAACGCACAGACCACCGACCTACGCGCCAAGTTCGACGCGCTGGGAAAGGAACTGAAGGAGGGGCGCATCACCGTTGATGAGTTCCGCACGCGCACGGCCGCGCTGGAGCAATCGGTGGTCGGCGTGGGTGCGGCGGTGACGCGGGGCGTTGCCGACCTAAAGAACTTCGCCCTTGGGTTTGTGGGCGTGGTGGCCGTTGCACAGGGTGCCATCAGCGCCATCAAGTCCATCGCGTCCACGATTGCGGACTTTGACCAGCAGCTTGCGAACATCCGGTCCCTTGGTGGCGAGTACGCGGCGAGCATCGACCGCATCGCACAAGCGGCTGTGGAGTTGGGGCCGAAGCTGGGCATCGCCCCGGTGGAGGCGTTGAAGGGCTTCGAGGAACTTGCCAAGGCGGGCCTGACCACTGAGCAGATCCTTACCGGCGGACTTGAAGCGGCGTTGACGTTGGCCGCTGCGGGCACGTTGGAGGTGGGGCAGGCTGCGGAGTTGACCGCTTCGACCTTGACGCAATTCAACCTGCAAGGGGAGGAAGCGGGGAAGATTGCGGACCTGTTAGCGAAGGGGGCGAACATCGCACAGGGTGGCGTTGGTGACCTTGGCGCGGCGTTGAACCAGTCGGGCCTTGTGGCGGCTCAATTCGGGTTGAGCGTAGAGGAAACCGTTGGCGCGTTGACGTTGTTTGCGCAGGCGGGCCTTATCGGTAGCGATGCGGGTACTTCGTTCCGTTCGGCGCTGCTGCGATTGCAGAACCCGACGAAAGAGGCGCGGGATACGCTGAACCAGTACGGGATCACACTTGTCGATGCGCAGGGGAACTTCCTTGACCTGTCGCAGATCGCGGGGCAACTTCAGACGCGCCTTGCTGGGTTGACGGAAGAGCAGCGCGGCGCGGCGTTGGCGACCATCTTCGGGCAGGATGCTATTCGCGTTGCGAACATCCTGTATAAAGAGGGCGCGGACGTAGTAGCGGACTACACGCGGCAGGTGAACGATAGCGGCTTCGCCTCCGGCGTTGCGGGCGAAAGGCTGAACAGCTTGCAAGGTTCCGTGTCGCAGCTTGGCGCATCGTGGGATCGCTTCGTTCTTTCCGTCGAAAAGGGCGATGGCGTTATCGGCAAGTCGCTTCGCGCGGCCGTTGACCTTGTGCGCGACCTTGTGGATGCCTTGGCCGACCTGAACGGTCAGGGGCCTTTGTCCGAAGCGATCAACAAGGCCCAAAGCGAAGTCAAGAACTTCCAAGGGCTGGGGCGTGACCTGAACATCGGGGCGCGCAACTTCGCTAAGGAGATCGGGCAGCTGGAGGGGCAGATCGCCAAGCTGCGCAAGCAGGAGGAAGACAACGAAAGGTTGTTTCGCCCCAAGGCGGCGGCGTTCAACCGTGAACAGATCGCGGCTACCGAAGCGCAGATCGAGGCGCTGAAAAAGGAGCAGGTCGAATACGCCTTGCGTCTTAAGGCGCTGGCAGAGAACAAGGGCGCAACGGACAAGGACACGGCGGCGAATAACACGAACGCGGTATCCATTGAAACCGTAGCAGCTGCCCGTAAGCGGCTGAACGAAGAACTAGCGGCGGCGAAGGCGCGGCGCGATGCCTTGGCCGCAACGGACACGGCCGGACTTGCCAAGGCCAACGCCGAGGTTGCGTCCCTCGAAAAGCAGGTCGCCAAGTTGGAGGGCACGGGCAAGGGCGCGGCGGACGTGACCACGAACGTAGCGGGCAGCGTGGCGGACCTTCAGGCCCGTATCGCCGAGTTGCGGAGCCAACAGGCGCAATCGACCAGCAGCGAGCAGTTCGCCACGTATCAAGCGCAGATCGACACGCTGACGCAATCGGTGGACGTGCTCACCGGCAAGCTGTCGCAGGACTTCGTTGATGCGGCCAATGCGATACCCGTTCCGCAGGATGTCATAATTAGCACATCGCCCTTGGCCCCGGTCACACCGGAGGGCGTGGACGTTGTGGCGTTGCAGGCTCAACAGCAGCTTGAGAGTATCAACAGCTTGGAAGAGTTCCTTGCCATTAGGAACGAACTGACCGGCGTCTACAATCAGGAGCAGCTAGACCTATACCAAGCGCAATTTGAGGCTGAACGCGCCATTGACGATGCCAAGATCGACGCGGCGTTCGGCCTTGCCAACGCCCTTGCCACGTTGACCACCGAAGGCACGGACGCGGCCAAGGTTGCCTTCGGGCTGCAAAAGGCCCTTGCGATCGCGGACGTTATCATCAAAACGCAACGCGAGATCGCGGGATACTACGCGGCCTATTCGTTGCTTCCGGGCGGCGCGGCGATCGCCACATCGCAGGCCACCGCTGCGAAGATCCGCGCGGGCATATCCATCGCCACCATCGCGGCGCAAGCGATCAAGGGCTTCGCCGAAGGCGGCTACACTTCACCCGGCCACCGCCTGAAGCCCGCAGGCATCGTTCACGCGGGCGAATGGGTAGCCCCGCAATGGCAGGTAAATCACCCCCATTTCGGGCGCATCATCGAAATGCTCGAACAGGCCCGCGCATCCCGTTCATCCTTCAATTGGTCCGATGGGTACGCCACCGGAGGCCCCGTTATCACACGCGGTACGGCATTGGTGAACGCCACCGCCCCGTCCGACCTGCTCAATATCGAAAACGCGGTATCGGCACGTCTCGCCATCGACCGCCCCGTAATTGCACAATTCACCGAGTTCCTGAAGGTTCAGGACCGCTACGCCAAGTCTATCCAAATCGCAGAGGCATGAGCAAGGCTAAACAACGCCTGATCGAAGACATCCGCAACGACTTCGGAGACGATGCGGCCCGCGCCGTGTCGTTCTTGTTCGACATGGGAACGTTGGACGATATTCTAGCGCGGCGGCACAATATCGCCGTGGATGTGTTCCGCATCATGGCCGAGACGGAGACGCCCCTTTGCCAGATCTACGAGGACGCGGCGGAGGACCACGGGGTTTCCTTTGGATACGTACGCAAGATCGTGGGCCGCCACTAAGTGTGGCAACGGATACCTATTAGTAGGGTGAAGTTTTGCGGCAATGGCGCGAGCTATTGTCCGAGAGATACGTACGTCCACCGGCGTCGAGTTGGTCATCACTGAACCGATCACGCAATGGACGGCCGAGCGCATCATTTCGCAGCTATCCGCCTATAAGGGCGAGAAGGTCACACTTTCCATTTTCTCCGGTGGTGGCGATGCCTTCGCGGGCTTTGCCATTTACGACTACATCACCGCAGCGGAGAACGCGCTGGACGTAGAGGCCCGCGTGTATGGCATGGCGGCGAGCGCGGCCATGATAATCGCGGCCGGATGCTCGCCCCGTTTGATCGGGGAGAGTTCAATGGCGATGATCCACAACGCCTTCAGCATGGAGGCGGAGCCTGATGAGAAGACGCAGGCCGTGCTGGATAGCATGAACGAGCGTCAGCTTGAGATCTTCAGCAAGCTGACCGGCAAGCGCAAGGACAGCGTGAAGAAGTTGATGGAGGAGGATCGGTTCATGGATGCCGAGGAAGCGGTATCGCTCGGACTGTTTACAGGAACAATCGCGCAGGCCAAGCTGGCGGCGCTTCTAACCAACAAGCCAATGTCGGAAAAACAAACGCGCTCCTTTAAGGTGAGCGCAGCCGACGCGCTGAAAGCTATCGCTAGCGGGACCATCGAAGTGCCCGAAAGCGAGATCGCCAGCGCGGACGCGGACAAGGTGAAATCCCTTGACGAACAGATCGCGAACATCACGAAAGAACGCGATGAACTGAAAGCCCGCGTGGAAGCGGCTGAAGCTGCCAAGGCTGCGGCCGAAGCGGAGAAAGCAACGGCGGAAGCCGCGAAGGTGGACGCCGAGGCGAAGGTCACGGCCGCTACCGAACTGGCGGGCAGGTATCAGGCTGCGCTTGACGCCCTGAAGAAAAACCCGCTGGTTGCTCAGGTGATGCCGGACGGTACCCAGATCGTGGTACCGGGTGCTCCCACGCCGCCCCCCACCGGCCCCGCCCTTTCCGAGCGCGACAAGTACGTGCAGGAAGCGGCCAACTATTTCCAAGAAGCAAAAGCCCGCATGTGGGGCAAAAAAGCCTAACTAGAACATGGCAAACTCATTTTCCGGACTTACCCCATTTGTCAATGAGCAGCGATTCGCCCGCCTGTTCTGGACTGACTCCCTGCTGGCGAACGATGTGACCCCGTATGTCGATCAATACGGCATGATGGCTTCTGGCGTGAAGGAGAACACCTTCACCCTGCAACAGCTTTCGGCTACCGTATCCATCGAAGACGGTACGACCTGCTCGGATGACTTCGACAACGGCAACGATACCACGATCACCCAAAAGCAGATCACGCTGAAGGTTGGTCGCATCAAGGATGCGTTCTGCCCGCGCGATGGCTTCGAGACGTATTACACCGCGCTGGGCATGCCTGCCGGTCAACACTACCGCGACCTTGGCCCTTGGCAGGGTCCGCTCGTGAATGAGCTGATGCGCAAGACGGGCAAGCGCGTAGGTTACAACCTGTGGCAAGGCAACCAGTCCGGCGACGGCTGGACCTTCGACGGTCTGTATGAGCAGTTGCTGGCCGCTAACATGGGCACCTACAATGCCTCCAGCAACCCCACGGGTGGTATCGTGTCCACCGGCACTATCACCGGCGACAACAACACGAGCACGAGCGCCTATTCCATCTGTCAGAATCTGATCAAGGCGGCGCTGACTTCGCGCAGCGTGAGCGGCAAGGACTTCGCGTCCGACATCCGCGACCGCAACGCGCACTTCATTCTCAACCCGCTGACCGCCGAACTGCTCCGCACGAGCTATCAGGCGCTGCATGGTCTGGCCTTCCCCGAGGTTGTTCCGGGCCTTGCCGGTCTGCAAAATGACGTGCAGGCTCCGTTCTACTTCCCCGGATGGCGCATCCCCATCGTGATCCAGAACTTCCTGCCGGACGACACCATCATCCTGAGCCGTAACGGTAACGCCGTTATCGCCACGGACCTGATGAGCGACCTGACGAAGATGGACATGTGGCTGGCGGACGATCACCAGACGCTGCGCTGGATGATGGCCTTCAAGATCGGCGTGGGTTGGAATGAACTGACCGGCAACGCCATCAAGTACCACGGCGCTACCACCTAACCGTAACTGAATAGAAGCGATGGCAGGATGTAACATTTCCGACGGCCTTGGCCGTCCCGCGTGTCCGGGCGAAACCCCCGGATGCTATGACACGCTCTACCTGTTCAACCGTGAGCAGGTCAGCGCCTTCGTTGCCGGTACGGGTGACATCGTGGAGGACATCACCTTCACGAGTTCCAACGGTTTCTACCAAGTGGTGGCTAAGAAGCAAAGTGTGGTGATCCGCGCTGAAAAGCAGGATAACGACACGGACGCTACGGACTACACGCACGAGGTGGACTTCACCTTGACGGACCTTTCATCTACCGCCCGCGACTTCGTGAACAGCCTGAATGGGCCGTCCCTCGGGGTTATCGTGCGGACCAAGGGCGACAAGTTCTACCTGTACGGGTACAACGATGGCGTGCAGATGAAGGTGAACAACATGAGTTCGGAGGCCGATGCGCTGGGTCACTTTATCACCTTGCGCGAGACGCAGGTGAGCGAGCTTCCCCGCGTGTTCTTCGACACGGACGCATCCACTACGCTGGCTAACATCACCAGCAAGATCGTAGGCAGCTAATGGAACCGAAGCCGAAAGTCGAGGTGAAGGCCGACAAGCCCGTGCGGTGGAAGCTGGCCAAGGGCGTGAAGGTGAACATTCCCGGCCTCTTTGAGGTCACGAATGCGAACCTGAACAACCCCTCCGTCCTGAAGTCCATCAGTATGCACGAAGCGCGGACAGGTCACAGGCTCTTCGGTGTGGTATTCGTGAAGGCATAGCCAACATACATCTAACGCAAAAGGGGGCGGGTGCAGGCGACTGGCCCGCCCCTTTAGCTAAACATGGCAAAGAAAAAGACCGCAGCCCCGCATGTGAGGTTCTACGCCTACACGCGCGAACCTTCCGTTGCGCCCATCGTGCCGAAGGAAAAGCACGATACCGACCCTTGGGTATACCACGGGGCTAACAATATGTTCCCGGAGGAGATCCGGGCGCTGGTGGACAACTGTGGGCCGCTGGAGCGGTGCGTGTCGATGATCGCGGAGTTCGTTGCCGGTAGCGGTCTGCGCTTTTACGATGAGGCGGGGAATGAGATCAAAGAGGCACAGGCGCGGTTTCAGGAATGGGTCAGCGAGAGCACGGAGGAGGAGTTCCTGATGAAGACCGCGTATGACCTTGCCCACGGGCTGGGGTTGACGTGGAGCGTTCGCCGTGCGGCTGGGCCTATTGTCCGCCTTGACCACATGGATAGGTTCGGGTTCCGTGCGGGTAAGACCGTCACGGGGCAGATCCCTTCCATGTGGTGGAGCGCGGATTGGTACATGGCGAAGGCGGGGGACGAGCGTTTCAAGCCCAAGGAATATCCCACGTTCGACTTCACTGGCAAGCGCATGGACCCGCAGGCCATCATCTTCGATAGGCAGTATCGCCCACGGGAGCCGGTATACGGCCGCGTGTATTGGCTTGGGTGCAAGCGTGCGGCGGAAGTGTGGACCAAGGTGGACAACTACAACAGGACGCAGCTGGATACGGGCTTTGCCCCGGCCGTTATGCTCGGTACCCGTTTCGAGGGAACGGACGCTGAACTTGAAAAGCACGACAAGGCTATTGAGGCGGCGTACACGGGGAGCATGGGGCGCGGGCTGCTTCACTTCACGATGATGCCCGGAGAGGAGCAGCCGTTCGTGCAAGTGCTGGAAAGGGGCAACCACGCTGGCGAGTTGGATGGTATGCGCAACGGCGCGGCGGAGGTCATCTATGAAACGTTCGGCATCCCGTCGCTATTGCTGCGGGAGCGAACGGGTGGACTTACCAGCCAAGAAAAGGCCGTAGCGATGCGCTTGCAACAGTTGCAGCGTACCACGGTGGCGACATTGCAAAAGCACATCACGCGCAACCTGACGCGCCTGATGAACCTTGAAGGCATCCCGGTATGGGAGGCGCGTATCACCCCGCTGGAGTTGTTCGACCCGATCCAGAGCGAGGCGATCATCATGGCATCACAGACGGTGAACGAGGCGCGGGCTATTCGTGGGGATGAAGAGTTGGAGGGTGACGCTGGCGAGATGCTGCTGGTGCAGGCCAAGGTGCCGCAGACGTTGCAGCCGAAAGACCCGACCGCCGAAGGCATGGAGCCGGAAGACGATACCGAAGACCCGGAGGAAGATAACCCGATACCCGGATGAGCTGGGATACCGTAAACCTGATAACGGCCGCTACCGTAAAGGAGGTAACGGGCACGAACCGCAACGTGGAGGATCGGAAGATCGACCCGTCCATCCATGACGCGCAGCACGACCTGAAGCAGACGTTGGGGGAAACCCTTTACCAGCTTATCGAAGATGCCGACCCGGTGAACGATGCGACCCTTGGCGGGAACACGGGGCTGGCCACGCTTTACAGCCGGTTCGTGAAGAACTACCTGTCGTGGAAGACGTTGGAATACGCATATCCGCAATTATACGCAGAGGCCGACCGGCGCGGCGTGTTCGCGAATAGCGGCGAGGGATATACCCCGGTGGACGGCAAGACCCTCGCCATGCTTATCGCCAAGGCTGCGGCGCGGGCGGACAATCGCCAAGGCGAAATGATCCGCTATATCGATAACCTTGACGCGTCCAACGCTATCCGCGTGGCATACGATACGGACGTGGATGATGAGCCGCGAACGAAGGAGGTAAAGAACACGGGGCGCATCATCACCCGTGTGAGCAAGTGGCAGTACCCCGACAACCGGACGGACTTCGGACCCGATGAATATCGAAAGGGGGGCTACTAACACGCTGCTCGTTCCCGGTCGGGACTTGCAGACGCACTATCTGCTCGTGTTTCAGCGGGTGGAGAAGCCCGACCTTTATCAATACTCGGTAACGGTGAACAGCGGGCAGGATGCCGGGCCGCTGCTTTTGGAGGTGGAGGAAAAGGACAACGCCTCAGCGACGGATGCGGAGGTGACGCTAGGCGCGGGGGATTGGGACTTGATCGTCTACGGGCAGAACAGTTCAACCAATCTTGACCCGGCATCAACGGTAAGGGAGATCCACAGGGAGCGCGTGCGGGTGACGTCGGTGAGCACTACGCCGCCCGTGTATCCGCCGAGCGGGGGCGGATCGTGCCTTATCGATATCCCCATTTACGTGGATAGCGTGTTGGTGAGCACGCAGACGAATGTGGACCCGTGCGTGAACAATAGTCTCACGATCAATATCACTTACAGCTAATGGCAGACCTGACCGTAAATGTAACGGGGACCATCGCGAACGATGCGGTGACGAACGCGAAGTTGGCGAATATGGCGCAGGGCACCGTGAAGGGGCGGGCTGCTGCGTCCGGTACGGGAGATCCACAAGACCTTACCGCCGACCAAGTATCGACCATTCTTGACAGTGCGGCGGATCCGTTCTTGCGCACCAGTGCGGCGGTGGATGAGGTGAACGCTAACGTGGTGGATGCCACGGGTGCGGACGTGAAGATCATCGAAGCCAATGGCGGCGGCGTTCCTGTTCGCATCAAGGGTATCACGGCGGGCAGCGGGGTAACGCCGTCGAGCGTATCGGGCAACGTTCGGATCGACCTTGAATTTTCGGCGGCGGACCGCTTTTGGTACGGCGGAGCAAGTTCCACGCCCACGGAGGGGACCATCACGGCAGCGGGGCGGGCCTTGTTGGACGATGCGGATGCGGCCGCGCAGCGGGTGACGCTGCTGCCGTCATATACGGGCAACGCGAACAAGGTGCTGTCGGTAAACTCCGGCGCTACCGATGTGGAGTGGACTACGCCTGCGGGCGGTGGCAATGTGTCGGATGGGGATATTCTTTCGCTTGGCCTGACCTTCCCCAACGGCGGCTTTGGCCTTCGGGACATCCCCAACAATAACACGTTGACGGTAGCGGTCAACGAAAACCTGACGGCGGATCATACGCTGAGGGTAAGCGTAAGCGATGCCGATCGGTCCATCAGCCTTTCCGGAGACCTTACAGTAAGCGCGGCCGCCACCGTCAGCGGCACGAACACAGGCGACCAAGACCTGAGCGGGTTGGTCGTAAAGGCCAACAACCTGAGCGACCTGACCAACGCTGCCACAGCACGAACCAACCTTGGCCTGACATCCATCGCCACCACCACGCCGGGCACGGGAGTCACTACGGCGTTGGCGGTGAATGTGGGCAGCGCTGGCGCGATAGTCACCAACGGCGGCGCATTGGGCACCCCTAGCAGCGGCAATTTGGCCAACTGCACGTTCCCCACGCTGAACCAGAACACGACCGGCAGCGCGGCAAGTCTCACCACGGCGCGGGACATACAAACGAACCTTGCCAGCACGAGCGCGGCATCGTTCAACGGCACGGCGAACATCACCCCGGGCGTAACCGGCACGCTCCCCATCGGCAACGGTGGAACCGGCGCAAGCGATGCGGCCACGGCGCGGACCAACCTTGGCCTTGCCATTGGCACAAAAGATGACGGAGCCGACGTTCAGGCATACGATGCGGAGCTTGCCGCCATCGCGGGCCTGACTTCAGCGGCCAACAAGGGTATCCAGTTCACCGGTTCTGGCACGGCGCAGCTTATCGACCTGCACAACCCCGGCTCACAGTCCCTTGCTGCGTCGGTGACGTTCACCGCAGGCGCGGCCCCGTCAGGAACACCCAACAACACGTACAACTGGGCGCAGATCGGGAATCTCGTGACGTATCAGTTCACCCTGCGTTACGCTAGTGCGGGCACCACCGTGACGGTCGTAACCATCGCGCTACCCAGTGACATGCCCAACCCTGTTGAGCAGTCGGGGTTGACAGCGGGATCGGACAACCTTGCATCCCTGACCATTCGTGCCACTAACGGCACGAGCGGTAACGCAACCAACGGATCGAGTGGGTCATTGCGGCGCAACGCGGGCGATACGGCGTACGAGTTCAATGCCACGATCGCCAGCGGTACGTACTCCACCTTCATCATCTTCGGAACGTACTTTACCGCATGAACCTGAAAGACACATTGAGCGGGGCGCAAGATCTCCCCGTGGCCGCAAAGGTCGGCTCCGTCATCTTGGGCTTTGTACTGTCATACATCGCCCCTGTTCAGTCCTTCCTTATCGCCGTGGCCGTGCTGGTATGTGCCGACGTGGTGACGGGCGTGTGGGCATCGAAGAAGCGCGGCGAAGCACTAACAAGCGCACGGGCATCGCGCACTATCTCCAAGCTCGTTGGCTATCCGATGGCGATACTCTTGTCACATCTGATGGCAACGACATTCTTCAAGGATGTGCCAGTTTTGGACGGGGTAACCTATGCCGTTGCCCTGTTCATCGCGGCCGTGGAGTTCAAGAGCAACCTTGAGAACATTTCGAGCATCACGGGTATCGACCTGTGGGCGCAAGTGTCGCAGTTCATCAACAACCGGATAAAACCAAAACAATGAGTGCTTACGTGATCGCATCGGTAGTGCTGGCGGTGTACTTCTTCGCGCAGAAGAAGTTGGCGGGGAAGACCTTTTCGGCCCAATACATTGGCATCGCTTCGGCGCTGACCTTTGCCGCCGTGTTCTTTCGGGACATCGTTTACCCGATCTTGGTGATCCCGGCTATCCTGCCGGTGGTGGCCGTGGTCCTGTCGGGCAACGTGGCCGAGTTCGCGGAGGGTCTGCTGAAGAAGGTGGTGGCCTTCGCGAAGGATCTGGTGTCCTAAGTGTTGGAACGGCGCGGCCCGCGCTTACCTTTCGGGCCAACTTTGAACGATGAAACCGTTGTTGATCGAGGCCGTAACGGTGTGCGAGGGGTACGCGGACTTCCTGCGGGTCACTGCTAGGTACAACCGTCCCATGTTCGATAATTGGGTGATCGTCACATCACCCAAGGACAAGGAGACGCAGGACGTGTGCCGCAAGTATGGTATCCGTTGCGTCATCACCAACGACTTTCACTCCTTCGGGGATACGTTCAACAAGGCGCGCGCGATCAATCGCGGCCTGTCGCAGCTATCGCATCGCGGGTGGGTAGTCCATATCGACGCTGACGTGATCCTTCCGCCCCACTTCAGGCAGGCGCTGAACAGCGCACAGGTGGACGATGCGCGCGGGAACATCTACGGGTGCGACCGTGTCATGGTGAAGAGCGCGAAGCAATGGCGGGCGCTGAAGGCATCGGGATACCTTGGCGGCTTCCCCCAGCACAGCTATCATAACTGGTTGCGGGTATCGCCACGCATCAAACCGGAAGGACCGGACGCGCTGCCGGATGTTCCGCCCGTGCTGCCGATGGGGGACCGCTGGGCGGACGTGCTGCACGGATGGGTGCCCATCGGCTTCTTTCAGATGTGGCATGGCGAAGCGGGGCAGGGGTATGGCATCAACACGAAGCAATACCCCATCGGCCACAACAGCGCCGAGCGGACGGACGTGCAATTCGCTTTGCAGTGGGACCGGAACAACCGGGTGTTGATCCCGGAGTTCGTGGCTATCCATTTGGAGAGCGAGCCGTCACCGATCGGGATAAACTGGAGGGGACGCAAATCGAAGCAATTCATTGAGGAATGAGGGTGATAGTCCAGCGGCAGAGCGCCGCACCCGGCGAACCCGTAAGGGGAAGCCTCGTGGTAAAGGACGCCGCGCAGGAGTTCCGCTGCCTGACCATCGAGCGGCCGGACACGCTGATAGCGGCGGGGACGTATCCCCTGAAGTACACGCGATCCCCAAGGTTCAGCCGGGCAAGGTCCATAAAGCTGGGGAAGCCCGTGGATGTGTATACACCGGAGATCTTGAACGTTACGGGGCGTGCCGGGTTACGCATCCATGTAGCCAACTTCATCCGGCAGCTCGCTGGTTGCATTGCACCGGGATTCGGGTTCTCGGACTTGAACAGGGATGGGCAGATCGATATATCGAAGAGCGCGGCCGCGTACGACATGCTCGTGGACTGTCTGTGGACCGGAGCCACGGGGAGGCCTTCTAACGAGTTCACGGATGTGGAATTAGCCAAGACCCTGACGGGGTGCGTGATCAAAATCAAGGACGCGGTGAGGGTGTACTAGTGTCCTAGCGTTTGGCGGTGTCACGGGATGGTGTACCTTGGCGGCAAACATCACCACAATGGACAAGAAGAAGATCAGGGAGGCGTTGGAGTTGTGCTATCGATGGATGGAGGCAATCTATCCAGAGAAGTTGTTCCCGTTCCCGGCCCCGCACGATATGGCGGACGGCATAGAGGCGCGCATCGCTAGGCAGGCGGCCAAGGAAGCCCTCGCCGAGCTTGACGCGGCCCCAGACAATCAGTACTCGTGGGCGCTTGTCAATTCCTTGCGCTTATCGAGAGAGCAGTGGACATCGCTGATACGCGACCTGCTCGATAGGGGAGCCAGTCTTCCTTGTCCCGAACAGATGACCACGGAAACCGGACGCAATAACCTCGCCCCCGCCGCATGGCTGACGGTGGAGGAAGTAGAACGCGCCAACAACGTTAAGGATCAGTGTATCGCAACAGCGTGGGATGGGCTTTCGGGCAAAATCCTCGTTGATGGCGGATCCGGAACAATGAGAGAATTGCTTTGCGATGCACATGATGTAATTCGCTATCTTTTGAACAAGCGATGAAACGACCCGGACCCGTCTTACAGATGCAGGACGTTCTATTAGCCTGCGGCGAATTGAACGAGCGCGAGCGCGTGGCCGTGCAATGGGTGCTCGATAGGGCCAATGAAGAGATCGGCAAGCGGCTGACGGTGGAACAGGCGGCGAGCATACATCGCGAATGGCTTTACGAAGTCGATTGCCTTGATGACTGGAACAAGGAAGCATTGGCATACCTTGAATATTGCTTCACCGCCGCAACAAACCAGGCAGCGAACGAATGAGCTTCAGACGCCTGTTCCTCGACATAGAAACATCCCCCAACGAGGGGTACTTTTGGCAACCCGGCCGCAAGGTCAGCATCGACTACCGGGCCATCAAAAAGGAACGGGCTATCATCTGCGTCTGTTACAAATGGGCCGACCACAAGGAAGTTCAAGCCCTGACATGGACGCGCGGGGATGACGCCCCCATGCTCCGCAAGCTGGCCAAGGTATTAGAGCAGGCCGATGAGATCGTAACGCACAACGGCGACCACTTCGACCTTCCCCACATTCGGACGCGATGCCTGTTCCACGGTATCGGCATCATGCACGGTTTCAACTCGGCCGATACGCTAAAGGTGGCGCGGTATCGTTACAGGTTCAACAGCAACCGACTGGACTACCTTGCCAAGTTCCTAGGGGTGGGCGGAAAGCTGCAAAACCCGCCCGACCTATGGGATAGGGTGGTGAGCGGCGACCGGCAGGCGCTGGCCGAGATGGTGGAGTATTGCAAGCATGACGTCCGGATCTTGGAGGGCGTGCATGGTAAGTTGATGACGTTCCACAACGCACACACGCATATCGGCGTTGCCACCGGTGGGGACAGGCTGACGTGCCCGCACTGTGGTAGCTTGCGGACGGTATCGCACAAGACGTTGACCACGGCGGCGGGGATGGTGAAGCGGCACATGAGGTGCAAAGCGTGTAGCAAACACTTCAACGTGCCGGAGGGGGTATATAGGGGGACGTTGAAGATGCGTGAAATGTTCGCAAAGAAGAAAGCCAATGAGCAACGCGGAAAAGTGTGACCTGATCCGGCGCTACATTTTGGAGCGCAAGGGCGTGGACATTGGCCATATCATCGAACCTAAGACGGAACGGGAATGAGAATTGTTCAACCGCGCGTGGATGGTGGCGTTTGCATGGTTCGTCAATAAAGGCGTGGCCTGATGTTAGACCGCCTGATCGACTTCCTTTTGTCCATGTGGGAGCGGCTTTCGCCGGTCTACGTGGTGAAGGAATACGAGCAGGCGTTGCTATTCCGTGCCGGGCGATACAAGGCAATAAAGGGGCCGGGTCTTCACCTAAAGATACCAGCTTTCGATGACGTGGATGTCTACGCCGTTGTCACCACCACGCTATCCCTGCCCCCGCAGAGCGTCACCACAAAGGACGGCATCGGCGTGGTGGCTAAGGCCGTGGTCAAGTATCGGATCAGCGATCTATCCGTGTTCGGGGTGCAGGTGGCCGATCAGATCGACGCCCTGAGCGACACAACGTGCGGGATCATCATGGGGGCCGTGGAGCAGGTGACGTGGGAGGAATTGCGGACGCTGGACATTGGCGGGCAAGTGACCAAGAAGGCCCGCGCCGAAGCGAAGAAGTGGGGGGTTTACGTGGATGCGGTGACGTTCACGGATAAGGCACAGATGCGGTCGTTGCGACTGTTCACAGACAGCCTGCATAAAGATGAAAAGTGGTGACCGTGTGCGGGTGAAGTCGCTGAAGGGCGAGACGGGTGTTGTGTTCAACAGCCTCCGCCCGGAGTTGTGGACGGATACGGTTATGACGGTGGACGGGGTGGAGGTGCTGCCCACGGGAAAGAAGTACGCTTGGCTTATCGTGCCGGGGGTGAAGGAGCGGTTACAGTGCCCGGTGGAGTTGCTGCGGGTTGTGTGTCCTATCGGCACCATGTGA